GTGGCGTTTGGGTCGTTGCTCATAATCAGATTCTCAGCGATTGAGTGGAGGTGATGCGCATGCGCTTGGTCATTGCGACAGCGAAGTATCGGAAAGCGTCAGAGCCGTGAGATGTCTTGTCGTGCAATGGCTTGTCTTTCCAGCAGCCACGCTTGTCGTCCCACTCCTTGCGGTAACCCTCAAGGTGGGAAATGCCTTCTTCGCACTTGGCCTCGTCGAACGCACACCGGGGCAGGATCTCGCGAGCCGCTTCAATGCCGTCATCGACACCGATCTTCGGCACCACCTGAAACTTCAGGGTGTATTTTTGTCCGTCGATCGCGTAGCCCTCGCGGGCAAGGTCCTTGCGAGTCTTGGCATCGCTACCGAACTCGCGGTTTTCGATGTCGTGCGGGCCCCAGTGCTCGCCATACGTGTACTTGCGATCCTTCAAGACCTTCATGTAATGCCGAAGCCCTTCCCCGCTGTTCTCGTAGTAGTCGATGACGTGAAACTCTTCACCGACGATCCGGACGAACCAGATCGCCGTAGAGTCGCCGACGCCGATGTCCCAGAACGTGTGAACAGGCAGATGGCTGTTGTCGGGCAGAACGCCGATGCGCTGGGCGCCATAGAGCTTGGTGAATTGCTTGGCGTAGTAGGCACCTTCGACTGACTGCTGGAACGCCTCGGCCGGTATCGACGGGTATTCCCGCTTCATGTCGTCGCCGAGTGTCTTCTCCTTGGCCGCGTACCAGGCTCGCTGTCCGTCGTTCGTGACGATCCCGTGCTTGGCGTGCAGTTCGTTGAAGTAATCGGTCAGGCGCTGCGGGATGACCACAGCGACGGGGTCAAGCCAATAGTCCTTGTTCTTCCACCAGCTGAAAAAGAAGAACTTCCAGTCCAGCAAGCCCAGCGGCACACCAGCCAACTGCTGCTTCTCAGCGCTCTGCGAGTAATCGAAGAAGTAGCCCGCCCGGCCCTCCGCCGTCGACTCAATCGTGACGAAACAATCGGTGGCGACAGCCTCGAAGGCGCCGGTGACGATCTCTCTGGCCTTGTGGGGAAACTTGGCGCAGATCTTCCCGAACTCGGATACGTGCAGATACCGTAGAGTCCCGCCCCGGAAGGACGTGGACACGTAGAGCGATCCGCCCTTGCTGAACACAAGCTCACCAGCAGCATCGTTAGAAGCAGGGTTGGCAGCGCGTATTTCAGCAGGCAGGTTGTCATAGGCGTACTTCACCTTCTCGCGGAACAGGCGCTTGGCGTCGTTCAGTGTGTGAGCGATCAGCGCGCACTTGGCTGACTCAAACAGCGCCGCATCCAGCTGGATAATGCAGCACTCAGTGGTGAAGCCGAGCTGCCGAGCCTTCAGGATGATGTTCCGCGTGTGCATCCCATCGAAGTACTCGATCTGCTCGTCCGTCATCCGGAAGCGGACTTTCTTGCCCTGCTTATCCGTGATGAAGTAGAGGTTGTTCAGGCGCCATCGCTTGTCCCGGAGCAGCTTCATGTGCTCGGGCTTCATGTCAGGCTTCCTTCGATAGTTCGTCCATCATGTTCGACAACTCGTCGGCGTCGTTGCCGCCGGCTTTCGTGTCCAGGTCGTAGGCTTGGCGCTCCAGGGCAACCAGCGTTTTTAGTGTCTCGGCCAGTTCCTTCATGGTCTTGGTCCGGGATGGGAGCGCGCCGATCTTGTTGGCCAGCGCCAGCATGTCAGCCATCGCCTCGCCGTCTTCATGATCGCCTTCCTTGAACTGCTTGATCAGCGACTTGATCGTCCCCTGCTCATCGGTGAGCGATTCCAGCTCATCCAGCAGCTTGTTGGCCAGGCGGCGAGATCGGCCAATGTCAGTGCGGTGGGCCATCCTGATGTCAGCAATGACCTCTGCATTGGCCTCTACGATTCCACGCTCGGTTGCCAGCGTTTCCGTGGAAACCTTTGTGGAAACCTCCCGTTTGGAAACCAGTGAATCCGCTTTAGCCTTGATCTTGGCGTTGAGGTCGCGGTCCCAGCCTTCAGCCTTCGACCGCTTGTTGATTGCTGTGTGAGATACGCCACAAGCTGAGGCGATCTCACGAACCGAGAGCAGACCAGCCCGGAAGAGCTGTTCAATGCGCTCCCAGTCAGGTTGCTTGGTTGTCATGGGAATCCTTATTCGCCCGGCTGCTCCAGCAGCACATCAATCAGCTTCTGCTCACCCAGGCGCATGGCTCCCAAGCACTGCAGGTCGTCGCACTTAGGCCCCAGCCCGAACACAGTGACCTCGCCTTTTGGTCCGATCAGGGTTAAGGCACCAACAGTACAGTGTGGATGCACGCCGGCATCGAGGTCATCAGCAATTTTGCGGAGCGTCTTGGCGGCGTCGCGCCAGCCCTCACGCTTGAAATCAATAAGCTTGGCGGTCATACCCTCACCTGCTGTAGCCACTCTTCAATAATTCGGCGCACTACCGGCTCGGTCAGGATGGCAGAGGCCTTGTCACCGGCGATCACTGAGCGAACCAGAGCATGCGGGATGACGTGGGTACCGTCACTGGCCACGACCATCAGGTGCGGGCGCTGGTCTGCGATGTCGTGGATGTCTGCGCTCATCAGCTCACCATGATCTTGGTCTGCACCTGGGCGTGCCCGTGCAGGAGCGATACGACCAAACCTTGAGGAAGGCCTGCGCCCTTGGCGGCGTCAATCGCCTTGGCTAGGGCGCTATCCAGTTCCGTTACGGCCTGATTGATGGCGGGACTCAGCGGCAGAGCGTGATGCAGTCGGGTGATGTTGGTCATGCTCACTCCAATGTCGCGACACAATTTGCTGATTCGCGAAAGGTGTCGCGGACTACTTGCTCTGACTTCGCATTATCTGGGCGTCCACTTGGTCGGCACATGTGTCCAGCAGCTTGATGGCCTGATCCTTTAGCTCCCACACATCGCCATTCAGGCGAAGGCCAGCATCAGATTCAGCCGCGTCGATCCGCTCGCAGGGAACCAATTCAGGGGCTTCGAGCCTTACTGTTTCCGTCTTTACCACCATCGGTTGAGGCTTTCCCGCGCAGGCCGTCAGGCAGAGGCTGAGCAGCCCAATCACGAACAGGCTTGCTATTGCGCTTGAGATCTTCAAAGTCTTTCCTCGCCTTTTTGGCTTTGTCTTCGCTGGCCTTGATTCGCTTGTTGAGGTCGGCGGTGTAGGCGGCGTTGCGCAGGGCTTCGGCGCGGAGGGTGGTGATCGTCGCCTGGCTCTCGGTGTTGGCCGCGATGGCGTCCTGCTTTCCCTTGGCCTCGATCGTCACCTGCCCTTCAAGTGCAATGACCTGGTAGTGCTGGATACCCAGCAACAGGCAGGCAACGAGCGCGATGATTGCTGCAGCTGCGAACGCCTTCATAGCGAATCCACCTTGCGACCCAGAAAGCGGGTCACCATTTCTCGGATGGCTGTCACGCCAAGGAAGCCAATGGCGCCCCCAGCAGCAACCGAAAGATTCGATGGCCACTCCATCCAGGCGATCACGCTACTGGCTGACAGGCTCAGGCCTCCGCAGATCAGCGCCTCGAAGATGATTCGGCGCTTGCTGGTTTCTTTGGCGTCATAGAGCACGCGCAAGAGGGAGATGAGGATCGCCATAATTGCGCCCTGCAGGAGTGGATTGCTCATTGCCTCCCAGAACTTGGCCCAGCTCTCAGGTCTGTCCGGCATGATTGAGAATCCAATGGCTCCCTCTCGGGGAGATTGATAGATCCGACTCCAGCAGCACTCCCAGCTCAGAGCGATGGGTGTGGTGGAGCCGAAAACGAAAAAGCCCCGCACATTGGCGAGGCCTTGAAATAGGTGTGAGGGTCTTTCCCCTCCTGTCTGCCGAAGACCTTCATAGCGTCGACGCCCTTATGCATCGATCTCGCAGATTCAGTCTCGCGCCACCCTGTAAGCGTTGGTGTGCAGGGTACGCGGGCTGCCGGTGTTGATTCCGTACGTCGCACTATCCGGCTATCGACGTCCAGGCCTCCGTGAGGCCGCCCTGGCTGCGGTGAATTCAGAAAGCTGGCGAGATATCGAAGTAGTAGTCCTTCCCTTCTTCGAAATGCTCGGCGCGATCAGCCACCACGTTCACGACGTATTCGCCGTACGGGGTGTACTTGCCATAGATCGCATCCTCTTCGGCTGGATTGGCGGACCACACTGCGCCGAAGCACAAACGGGTCAGCGATTCCGAAGAGCCCTGAACAGGCCCTTTGGCGCGGAGAGTCATTTTGCAGCGAGTAATGTGCGACATCGGTAGATCCTCTTGTATCGAATGAGCAGGAGGGTCTTTCCGGTCTTTCGCCTGCATTTTGGCCAAAAAAACCCGGCTCGATGGCCGGGTTTAGATATTCGTGTGCGTGTTGCGTTAATTGCGCACTATGGGAAAAGTACGCGCAATTCCCCGTCATGTCAATATGATTATGCCGCCTCCTCTTCTTTTTCCGCGTGAATGACCTGCCATACTGGTTGTTGAGCCTGAATATCCACTTCCTTGATGACTTCTTTCAGGGATTCCCACAGGTCGAGCCAGTCGCGCGTCCAGTTCTTCGGATCGATCGTGACGCCGAAGAAGGTCTTCATCTCGGCGGCGACCCGGACTGGCCCCCACTCTGCCGCTCCGACCACCTCCCCCTTGTACGATTGCAGGGCCAGGGTCACCAGGTACTGCGCCTTCACGCGCTTGGCCGAAGTGAGGTCTGGCAACTTGGCGTGAGCGGTGATCAGCAGCACGGCATTCATGACGTGGCGCATGGTCATCGCCGGATGGTAGAGGTAGTGCCCAAATTGCTGCACCTGGAACGGCAGTGTGTCGATGGCGCGCAAGATCTTGCCGATGGTTGCCAGGTGCGCGGCGCGGGCGGTGGATCGGCCAATCGGCGTGCGGCGCGTCTCGCTGATGCTGATCTTCTGCCGAACGATCTGAATGCGTTCTTCCTTGTCATCCCCCAAGGCAGCAAACACGGCCTCATGGCGGCGCATGCGACTGCCCTTCTGCACCGGTGCCGATTCAGCCTTGTCGATTGCCACAGCGCTGATCGACGCGTTCGATTCGTGCTGCGACTCAGTCCATACCTGTCTTGCGTTGATCAGCCTCATGCGCGCCCCTCCAAGCAGACCCAAGAAAACGCCACCACGGCGATGACTACCTGCAAAATGTCGATTATTTCCCTCATGCTGCCGCCCTCTTCAGTTCGCGGGTCTTCGCCCGGTAGTTGGCGGTCATCGCCTTCAGTTCTTCGATGGTGTACTTCTTCGGCTCATGCGGGCCTTCCAGCCAGTCGACCGCCTCGGCGCCGATCCGCTTCACCAGCGCGATGCGGTAATTGACGA